GCTATTTTTAATTGTTTTTTAGTTTTAGTGCTATAATCAGGACTCTCTATGAAGTCCACTAAAGCCCATCTATTTTTAGTTACCAAAGGTTTAATTCTATGAACCATAAAACAAGGAAACATTATAGACTTACCAGGTTTAGGATAGATTCTTACTAGAATGTTGTCTGGTTCGGGAGCTGAGAAGTCTGTCTGCTCTACTCTAGTACCTTCAGGATTCCAAGAACCTATCTCAAGGGGCTGTCCTTCTGTAAGATAAATAATATGTGTCCAAAACCTTTTAGAACGTGCAGTAGTTAATTTCTTATCAGCATAATCTAAATTATCAAAGTGCCACTCATAGCCCTCTCCAGGTTTAATTAATATAGCTTTTTTACCTCCAATATCTGAGTACCACTGATGCCCAAAATATTGAATATTAGTTTCTGCATGTTTTACTATTTTAGCTGCTGACTTAGCTATTATAGCATTAAAACCTACTTCTATAAGGTCTACCCATTTAGGGTCAATGTAATCTTCCATCTTTCATATACCTCCGCTGCTAATAAAGGGGCAAACACATTGTGGCCTGCCTGACTCATATGACCTCTACCATCAGGAAATCTCTTAGTTAAATCACGTAAATAATAACGCCAAACACAAGGACTATCTTCAATAAAAGGATGATCTATAATATTAGGTCTATATATAGGAATCATTAGTAAATTACTAGCATTAGCCTCTCCAAGTACTGCTTTTAAAAACAAAGCATTAGTGCGTTGATACCACTCCATTTTAGTAAATTTTTTAAACCAAATATCTCTAGTAAGGTCGCCCCACACGTCACCTTCTCCCCAATGGTAAGGTAGTATATAATCACCATTTCCTTTAGGATCGGCACGGTGATGGTGTCCAATCAACCAAATAACCTTAAATCTATTGACAAGATCATTAGATAGTATATAATCAGCTTGTGCATCTAAAGTAATGCCCATATGTTCTTCGCGGTTTTTTAACCCTAACATATCAAAGGCAGGTCTAGGTGCTTCCATTGAGGGAATAGACCATGAATTACCTACTACAAATATATCTTTATTAATGCTCATTGTTTCCTGTGGCGATAGCTATACACAAGGCGAAGGGCTTGAAAAACAAGAACAAGCTTATCCTTATAGAGTAGCTACTCAGTTAAATGCTAAAATTACTAATCTAGCTCAAAGTGGAGCTTCTGAATACCTTATTACATCACAAGTAGAACAAGCTGTCAAGCTTAAACCTGATTTAATAGTCATTGGGCATACCAGCGAATATAGATGGCAGACTTGGGATTTTAGAAATGATCAGTGGCAAGGATTTTTAGTAGCTAATCATGTAATGCAAAATGAAAAGTACTATAGAAACTGGATACTGTCAGAGCAAATACTATCTAATAAGCGTAAAAATACTAAAGAGCATCGAGCTTCGTGGCATGCAGCGGGTATGTTATATTTTTCAGATGAAGAGCTTGTTACGCGTTTGTGGAGCGGCGCAGTATCTAAACAAATTATATTGTGTACTAGAGCTGGTATACCCGTTGTACACCATTGTTGTTTTCCTCATTTACAGTCAGAGTTAGTACAGCTAACAGATGATTATATAGATTTTAATTTAGATATTGAGAAAATAAAAGACCCCGCACCAGATCGCTCTCATGCAGGGTTTATGAGTCATTTAAAATTAGCTAAATTTATCGTGAACAGAACAAAGCAAATTCTTTAATCTCTTCCCACTTAGCTTCTTCCTCTTCAAGATTTTGTTTACGAACTAGGTTAGCAACTTTAGTAATGGTAGTTACTGGGATATCATACTGCTCTTTAATATCTTTTTTGAGCTCGGTAATAGCTTCACGAATTGCCTCTGCTTGAATCATCAAGTCTACAATACGACTGATTTCTCCACGAATTTCTTTTTTTAGTACATCTTCCATTGTTTTTTCCTATGTTACTACGGTGAATGATTGTCTTACTTTTTCTGGTTTTCTTCTAATTAATTTTTGATCAGATAGAGAATCTAATATCTCTCTAAATATGCTCATACTAATTTTTGTGGTATCCTCATTAGATTCTGTGTAGCGAACTAAGATCTTTTGGTGAAGAATATTTAGAGCTGCTACCATATTGGCAGACCCTATTATTCTCTCACCCTTAAAGTCACCTTCTAATCTAGGTTTTACTAATTCCCATGCAGAGTTTTCCCATACATGGTGATTTTCGTCATCAAATACCTCAATAGGCATACCTTTGAGAACTTTCCAGACTATGTTTTCTAAGTCTGAAGTATTATATGGTTTCATAAGCTGCTCCGCTGCGACACTACGTGTCTTAATCTGGTAACCAATCATCTCTATGATCAGTTAGCATAAACCACATCAAAGCTTTAGACACAAGTGTAGCCTGTAAGTCTTGAGGCTGCTGCAAAGCGCTTGCAAACTCACGTTTGAAGCTGAGCCAGGGATTACGAACAGTTGTTACAGGACGAATTGAAGCTATATTCAGCTGTCCCCAGTGATCACAACGCTTACCAAAAGCTGGTGAGCTGCATAGAGTTTTTTCATTCTCATGCAACTTAGGTTGCAGCAATGTGATAAGCTCTTTAAAAGCTTCGCTTTTTTCGCTATCACTCAGCGTAGAAACAACTATACGACGTGCGTTCCTTACTAAATCACGATAGGCATTACGTGCAGTAAACTTAAAAAACATTTTTTTCCTCTTTATTTAATAGCATGTTATAGTACCAGTAGTCCATTATTTTTTCATTTTAATTGTGCTAGAATACAGGCGTTCTAAAATACGTCTAAATTCAGCAAAAAGATTGAGTTCATCATCTTCAGTTAATAGTCGGGCATGTAAATCGTCTAAATCATGCAGACTTCTTTCAAAAGGATTGGTTTGTTTCATATTATATCTTTTTATATGTGTGTTAAAAAAGTCATAGGATGCGCTGTTCCGTTATTCTCCCAGAATTTAGCTTCATCATACCAACGAAATAAGCACATTCTAGACCAGTAATAATTAATACGGTCTACACACCTATCAAACTCAGTGTAAAATGGAGCATCTAAACTTAATAGATTTCGAGCTTCTTCCATCCATGCATGAGCTAACCAAGGATTCCACCTAGCCACGTTTTCAGCTTCACGAATAGTACGACCAAAACTCCACACAACATAACCTGGAGATTGATATTTATCAGGTACTTTACTTCTTTTAGCCATGTACTATTCCTTTTGTGTCTAAAATATGATAATAGTGATCTACAATGTCCACAATCATGCGAGCAGCAAAAAACTCATCGCCGTTGTCTATCATTTGATTGTATTCGGAGAGGGCAGAAGCGCAGTCTTCATTCTGATCTGAAAGCTTCTTTAAAACATTAATAGCTTCTTGTAGTTTAGGGCGTTTGTGCATTAGTTACCTTTATTATTTAGTTGTTATAAATTATAATACCTAGTAATTGAGCAGTAAGCAACAAATAAGTTGTTATGTATTTACAGCTCACTTAGCATCTTTTTAAAATGTTATAAGTGTCTTGCCAGTTTGTTACTGCAAAGGTAATACTTGGACCAGTTAATAATTGAGCTAAAGGAAAGTCATTACCTCCCTGTTCACATTTATCTCCAAAAAAATATAAAGTTTCAAAAGGATTAAACTCATAAGCTATCTGTCCTTTATCACATCCTAAAGGGTAGATATCAATACCTGTATCTCCGCCTATCGTTGCTTGCAATTCTGGAAACATAGTATTAAAGGCTCGTACTAGATAATTGCGTTCAAGGTGGTGTTGGTCGTATCTTTTATAGTCTGCACGTTGTTCTACATCTGCGTTACGTCCTACAACACTAAAGTTAACTGTTCCAGGACGTTGCTCTATATGATTACCAGTACGTAGGCTAAAGTTGCTCTTTGTTAGGTAATTTTCTAAGAACTGTCTAGCAACATTAGGTAGCTTCCAAGAGCTGGTTCTCACATTAACTCCATTTGACCATATATCATTACCACTACAGTTAAAAGATAGCTTAACTAAGTGCATAATAGTTTTACCTAACTGCTCTTCAGTTTTAACATAGTCTGATCCTGTAACTAAATATACTTCATTATTTTTGCAGAATGATATAAAAAACTGTTTAAAGTCAGTATCTATTATCTGACGACTATCAGTAAGAGTACCATCTACGTCAAATAAATATTTAATTTTAGAATTGTGCAATATATTTATCTCTTTCTAGATTAAGTAATATAAAAGCTCTAACACGAGTTAAACAGCTAGTAAGGTTAAAATAGTTAATTAACTTATAGTACTCTGTTTCAAATGTTAAATAATCTTGAGAGTAAATATTGTCTATATTAATATTATAAGCTAACGGATGAGGACTAGGTTCGTAGTATTTATATATAGTACTTTTACTATAGCTAAGGTAATCTCTACTAAAAGTGCCATACAACCATATATGAGGTTTATCAGTTAGTGTTAATAACTTTTTTTTATGACAAGTAGTACCACTGGGCCAATTAGGATGGCAGCTGGAAAATAGTATTTTATTCTTATAACTTTCTGATAATATCCAGTTTCTTACTACTTGTAAATAATTATCGTCGTCAATAAAGCTATTAGTATGGTAAGTAGCATAGGCAAATTTCCATCTACCAATAATATCAGGGGTACCAAAAAATCTACCGTCAGGAGGATCGAACGCAGCTACTAACTCAGGTAAGTTTAAAGGGTGAGTAGTTTCTTCCAACGAATTTTGTTGTACTTTATTATCCCAATATACTTCTGGATGCGCAGCTAGAATACGATATATAGAGTTGCCTCTCATACCATGACAATACCATATAGTAGTAGATTTAGTTTTTGCGATTTTATATAGTTCTGCGTTACTAAGTTTCATATCTGTATATTTATTTCTATTTACCTAATAAGCATAAAACATAAATAAGTGTGCCATCTACGTCAAATATAAATTTAATTACAGAATTGCTCAAGTTAATTATCCTTCTCTATAAAATAAGTTATTCAGCCGATCACTAGTGTTATTAGTAATGCTTTCATCAAATAGTTGCCTATAACCAGTATCATATTTAGCCATTAGTTCTTGTCTTTCTAAATTAAGTAATATAAAAGATCTTACTGCATTTAGTTTAGAGTCTAAATTAAAGTAGTGTACTAAGTTAAAATACTCTTGTTCAAATTCATAGTAATCTTTAGAATACAATTTATCTATGTTTATATTATACACGTTAGGGCGTTGTATAGGTAGATAAGTTCTTTTACTAAAATAAGGTCTATCTACTGTACCATATAAATATATATAGACTTTATCACTATAGTACAGGCGCTCAATGACCTTATCAAACTTACTATCTGTATTCCAAGATCCTACAGGCGCAATATGAAATAATAAATGAGTCTTATACAGCTTATTT